TTGACAGACTACTCAAAAGGGTGTATAATAGAGGGGTAATCGAACCCCTCTTTTTTATTATGTAATAACAACAGTTTCTTATATATTATAATAAACAGTCGAGATCGCAGTCATAGCGCGGGTTCTCGCCCTAAAATCGCGCCCTAAACTAAAAACGATCTACTACCCTAACCTACAAAGGTTCCCCAGGGCACTCGATATATTATTCCAAAATCTAAATACATCCAGATTCAAAAATTTTTCGGAGAAAAAATGGATCCCCAGACCCGTGTAGAAAGACAAGATGCCCGTCTATGGGCAATCGAGCAACTCATTAGACATGAAGGTATGTTAGATCCTCGAATGTATGAATGTGCCGACTATGCAACATCTTTAGGTTCTGTGCAACAATGGAAAGATCTATATACACTATGGGTTGAGTGGAAAGCAAACAATCCCTCAAGTAACCCCCAGATAAACCGACTATAGATGAAACATGTCACACAGATTCTACACAACACTCGAAGAAGACGATTTTGGTGACCTCATCCTTACGATTCCCTACGAAGTGTGTGAAGAACTTGGATGGACGGTCAATACAGAACTAGATTATACCATAGAGGACAACTCTTTTACCTTGAAGAAACGCGATGAACAATGAAACTGACGTAGCAGAAGCACTAAATGCTGTTAACGAGTGTCTTATAGCACTTGGTAAACGTGTAGCAGAGTTAGAAGAGTATGTTACTACAATGAATATTGCTGAGAAGGTGTTATATAAACCGAGTGGGAGTGATAAGTACTTAAATATAAAGGAGAACTACGATCATATCTACAAACGTTTGGATAAGATTGAAAACGATTTACCATTTGAATCATGGGATGCAAAATAGTAGACGGTAGAGCAAATCAAATCACTGATGTATGTCAGGATGATAATGGATGTCCTAGATTTGAACCAGTTCCTGCTGACAGGACTATTGGTATCACTTATAGAGAGTATCCGAAGAGCACTATCCGTACAAATCTGAATAATTTAAACAGTTACTCTGTCAATGTATCTGGTAACGAAGGACAAGCTGTAATGTATCCTTCCGTTTTAGTCAGTGCAACTGCAGGGCAAAGCACCTTTGGACAGAATCCTGGACAGTATGTACAACCTTCTTCTGCTGCGAACTGTGGTAAGTTAGTTCGAGCATCACAAATATGTGTTGGTAGAAGTAATGGTGCCTTTGCAATATACGATTACTTCCCTAGAGAACTTTCTTTTGGGTTTCAATCGAGTGATACTTGGTTTGCTTATATCTACACGATGAATCAGAATGCAGGGCAGATTGGTATTGCTTCTTATATCATTGAGGATGAACAACGAGGATCCACTGGAGGCACGTCAGACGGGACCCCGACGGGCGATCCACTACCTAGTAGTTTCATTGCAAATACTATTTGTCACCCATGTGCTAATTTTACCTGCACCCCCGCTTCCACACAGTGCTCATATACGATTGATAGTGATATAGATTACACTGGAGACCCCGACTGCCCCCACCCGACGCTTTTTGGCATTGGTACAGACAGTTTTAAAGTGGTGTTTACCTATGATTCTCTATCCACTACCATTCCAAACGGTGTGACGGACCTCTCAGTGTCCTATGATGGGACAAATTACTCCGATGCATGGAACGAAGGTGAGAATGTAGGTATTCAATTTGACTCTCCACAGAATACTTGGCAAGCAGGAGACGAAGCAGCAGATACTTTTACTGTGTATACTCTTGAACAGACAGGTAAAACTGGTCTTCAAGTGAATATTCGTATCGAACCGATCGTTGATGAGTCAGGAACCACTGTAGCATTCACTGGAACACGATGGACTATCCTAGATATCGTCTCTCCAGGCACAGGATACGCTGTAAATGATACGTTTAACATCAGTCATAGTCATACTCACCCCGATAACACTGTTACAAACTTTACATTAACGTTAAAAATCACTGCAGTTGGACCCATTGAGTCTCAATCTGGGTCAATCTCTGATCTTTTACGGACTGGAGACACTTTAAATGGTCATACAGTTACTCGTGTTCTTCATGGACCGTCTGTTGACAGTGATTATGACACTAATGAAGGACTTTTTCCCTATCATTTTGCATATTTGAATGGAGCAGGTAACAATTTTGCCAAAAATACCTCTTATACAAGTAACCGCAACCATCAAGTTACTGCGATTGCGGGTTACGGAATCAATGATGTAGGATTTTTTGGTGGACTTTACGAGTTTACGGACAAATCTGTTCAATATACCACTGGTTTTGTCGATAGAAATGCTCCTGACGTCTATAATAGTCTTGTTCAACCCGAAACCACCGTCCATTTAAGGAACGGAAGAGTCGATCGCGTTGAAATTAACCCGAATGGAGGAGGATCAGGGTGGAATACACTCGGAAGAACACCCGAATTGAGTATTACTGCTCCTACCGTGGAGTCTGGAGAGCAAGCGGAGGTAGTTGGAGAGTTTACTAACGGTGTTTTGACCAATGTTATCGTTACAAATCAAGGAAGCGGATACATTGAGAGCAATCTTCCGCAAGTTTCCGTAACAAATGTGCATAAAAAGTCAACTTTTACTGTTGAAGACGCTGCTGTGCGCGAATATGGGTTCGATAACCTCACTCATTTCTACAAAACCTTCCCAGAAGCAGCGGATGCGTTCCCAGAACTTGATCAAACAGCGATTCAATCGATTTTATCGCAACATGAGACCTTAAAAGCGAATGTTGAACCCGTAAAGACGTATGAATTCACTGAACCGAACGTAGAAATCAAAAAAGACCCCAATTATAAGCGCAGAGATGAGATGGTACAGCGTCTTTTTGCCAGAAATGACGTAACACCGCTAAAAACAGGTCTTGTTCCTGCCCAACCGTACAATCAAATTGACTTTGTTGACTTAGGATCATCAAAAGAAGCGCAAGATCTCAAAAAATCTGCTAGAGAACTGTTTGAAACACCCAAAAATCAAATTCCCACTGATATGGAGGCGTTGATTCAAGATCAAATCCCCGAAAAGAGCATTTATGATGAATCTTACGTCGAAACCGTGCGTGGACCGTTCTCTGAACTGCCATATGCCTCAGATCTAACTAAATACTTCATGAGACAGTTTATACCTGACGGAAGACAGAACGTTAACATTAGTGTTACACTTGGAGTTAAGCAACTAAACAAAGGACACGCGCATTTTAACTGTAGTGCCTTAGCATCTTCAAGAGCAGATGTAACAGATCCCAATACTGGTCAAGTTACATCATCTACATTCTCATTTCCGTTTGGTCAAGTTCCTCAAGGACCTGGTTGTCAAGATTGGAGTGCAACTGGCACAATGAGCATCCGTAATGACTTTACTAATGCAACACAGACGATGGCAAAGGCAACTAGTCTATATGGTAACCCCTATAACGTAACGTAATGGCAGGACATCAGGCAGCAGCACTCTTTATGGGCACATGTAGTGGTCATGGTAAGGCAAATGGTGTAAACTGGCACGCAGGACCTGGTGGAGGCATTCTATCTCCTTGTCCTCACCCCTCTCTTGCGTCATATATCACACCAAAGGGCATGGCGATTGCGGATAATTTCGCAACATGGTTACCTACAGCGCAAAGACCCCTTGTAGAGGCAGCAGTCGCGAAAAGAAATGTAATTATCAATAAAAAGATCCCGATCATTGATCAAGATGACTTGATTCCGCATCCTACAAAGACAAAGCACATCACTATGTCAAAAGGATACAAATGTTTCACGGTAAGAAGCACTCCTGCGTGGCATTGTACTATTGGAACAGGCGGAGGCGGACGAGAACCTGCTATAGGTCATAATCGAAGACTTTTTGCAACTACAAAGACGGTATTCATAAACAATAAACGCGCAGGTCGAATGGCAGATCCATTTGGCAATAAGAGTGTTACATATCCATGTTTGAGTGTTGTTGCAGGAGCAAGTAAAGACGTTTTCATCGGAACCTGATAAATAAAGTGGGATAGCAACCCCAATAAAAGTTCTATTGCCCCTTGCAAGTAACTTTTATGGTAAATCCCGATCGCGATCCAAAGTACATGAAGGAAACTCATGGAACTGTAGGTTTAATCACAGATTATGGTTCGACCGCCTACATAGAGAAAGCAAAAAAAGAAAAAGACGTTAAACCACTCACTAAATGGCGTTAAAGGATATTAAAGGTCAAAATTTCAAGAGGTCTCGAAGATTCGACGACCTCAACATTGCTTTGACTAGAAATCCATTCACTAACGACGTATACAGCGTGAAAAACGACAACGCTATTAAGCAAGCAGTTAAAAACTTGGTTCTCACCGTTCCTGGTGAGAAACCATTTCAACCTCTTGTAGGTTCAAGAGTAATGGAGTTACTTTTTGAACCTTTAGATGCATTTACCGCAGATGCAATTAAGCAAGAGATCATAAATACCATTACACAGTATGAACCAAGAGTAAATCTTACTAAGGTAGACGTTACACCGATCTATGCTAACAACAAGATCAATATAACGGTAGAATATCAAATTGTTGGATTGCCTATTGTTGAATCGATATCCTTTGTCTTACAGAGACCCGAATAATGCAACCGAATAATCTAACAGCACTAGACTTTGAAGATGTCAAAGCAAGTATTAAGTCATACTTAAGAACTCGCTCCGAGTTCACGGATTATGACTTCGATGGTTCTGCGTTATCCTATATGGTGGACGCACTTGCCTATAATACCTATTATTCTGCATTCAATGCTAACATGGCGTTGAATGAAGCGTTCTTACCGTCTTCTACTGTTAGAGACAACGTAGTTAATATTGCCAAGTTGATGAACTACACTCCTAGGAGTCGTATTTCATCTAGAGCGTCTGTAAAAATTGATGTACAGACAGATCAAGCGAATGGAGTGTACCCAAGTAGTGTTACTCTTAAAAAAGGTCCTATTGCGACTGGTGGTAACTTCGTTTGGAACATTTTAAGAGATACTACTGCTGAAGTTAGTCCTACTACTGGTATCGCTACCTTTCCTGAGGTTTGCATCTACGAAGGACAGATCGTAAACTTCCAATACATTGTTAATACCTTTGCTAGACAAACTTATACCATTCCTTCTGCAGAAGCAGACCTTGCGACACTCCAAGTTAGTGTAAAAGCAAACGAGACTGCTACCGCATCAGATATTTACAACCTAGTAGACACTGTTACTGGTTTGACCGCAACTACCCGCGCATACTTCCTCAATGAAGGTGAGGATATGCGTTTTGAGGTTAGGTTTGGTGATGATAGTGTTGGTAGAGCATTAAAAGACGGAGAAGTTGTACAATTAGAGTATTTGGTAACCTCTGGTAGGGATGCAAACGAAGTTAGCGCATTTAACTATATTGGAACTGCTATAGACTCCTTATCAAATAATGTTCCTCCTTCTGGTGTAACTCTTACCGTATTACATCGTTCTCAAATGGGAACTGATGCGGAAAGTATCGAATCTATCAAATATAACGCGCCTAGGTTCTACGCTTCTCAATATAGAGCAGTAACAGCACAAGATTATGCTTTGATCACTCAAAGAATCTATGATAACGCAGATTCTGTTGTTGCATACGGTGGAGACAGTTTAAATCCTCCGATTTACGGAAAAGTCTTTATTGCAATCAAAACAAAGACTGGATCCCTTCTAAATGACGCTACAAAGAAGGAAATCGCTGCTGACCTTAGGAAGTATGCTATGGCATCGATTGACCCTGTTGTAGTCGATCCTGATAACGTATACATCTATACAAAAGTCTTTGCTCTATACGATACTGGAGCAGGAAGTAGTTCTTCACAAATTAAAACGGATATTCAGAACGCAATTAATGATTGGGCGACTCAAACTCAAATCAATAACTTCAACTCAACGTTTAGGGGTTCCGCATACGAAAAAGCAATTTCTCTTTCTAATAATGCTATTACTGACGTTTCACTTCAAACAACTACTCTAAAATACATTTTACCTAATAGTAATCAGACTAATACTTACTGTATCAGCACTGGTAGCGGACTTTACAACTCTGCACCTTCTAAAGACGGTGATGATGGCACATGTAAGAAAGAACCTGTATTATTATCAGGAACATTCAGAACTGCAGACCGCCCTGGTGTAGATCAGCAGTTTGAAGACGATGGATATGGAAATCTACGCATATTCTACAATACAGGTACTAAAAAGGTATATACGAACAACTCAATCGGTACAGTCAACTATGACACTGGTGAAATCTGTTTTGGACCAGTAAATGTGATTAGTACAGGAGTAAACGTGCCATCTAACTCTGCAGTTAATATTACAGACTCTGTAACTGGTGCAGGTAGTGTTATCGATCCGTCACTTCTTCCAGGAGATCTTAAAATTCCTGTTGTGACGATTCCTGCTAACAGTGGTACTATTCCTGCTTCCACACCTGGAACCATCATTAATATTATTGCTCCTGAGGTTACAGTCGCTCCGATTGGTACGACGCCACCTGCCTCTGTCCCTCTAAATAGTTTGACACCAACGATATTTGACGACACACCGACGACGGTGGAAGTTGCACCTATTGATAACAGTGGTGGTCTAAACACATCAACCTGTTTTAGTTAAAGCGTAGATGAACAACATTAATAAGGTTTCCCAGTCGATTGAGTCCCAATCACCCGACTTTATCGGGCAGGAATACCCCCTGTTCAATAAGTTTCTTGAGTACTACTATAAGTCACAAGAAAAGACTGGTTTAGGACAAAATATTCTTAATAACTTTCTTGGATATCTTGATATCGATAAACTCGATATTGGAATCTTGGATGGTTCGACTACGCTTGTAGAACCTATTACAAACAGTTCAAATAAGATTGTTGTTGAAAGTATTAACCCTTTCTTAGAATCTAATGGTTCTATTCTGATTGGTGATGAAGTCATATATTACGAGGGTGTTGATAAGTCTCCAGAAATTGCACTTTCTCCTGGTATTTCCTACGAACAGGTAAAACTTAAGTGGACCACTCTTGCTAGTCTAATCAATACTTTTGACGGTACTACTACTTTATTTCCCCTAAAATCACAAGATAGTCCGATTGCTCCCCCTTCAGCACAGCATCTGATTGTTTCTTTGTATGGTAAGATTTTAATTCCTAATATTGATTATACGATCAGCGGATCAAATATTTCATTCACTACTGCTCCTAGAACCAAGATTCCTGCTGACGATGCAGGTTCAACTTATATCTACTATCTCAGCGGTTTTATTGAGAACACCATTTATGGATTGGATAATCTTTCTGGTGCTTTTGGAGATGGTAAAAAGCAATTTAGTCTAACTCGTAACGGTGTTAGGTATGAACCCGAAGTTGAAGAATATTTAAACGTAATTTACGATAATCGTCTTTTAGTTCCAAAAGTTGATTACTTCTTAGACAAGGATCAATTTATTTTCAAAGAAGCACCTCTAAATGGTCGTTTCTTATCAGTGCATTCGATTGAGGCACCCATTCCTTCTTTTGGTGCAGGTGCAGTTGGTTTTGCTCGTATTAGTGACACTGGACTTTTAACAAGCATCTCTTCTAGTGCTATTGGTACTGGATATCGTTTCGAGTATCCTCCTCAAGTCAGAATTAACTCTGAAGAGGGTTCTGGTGGTGCTGCAACTGCCCTTGTCAATGGTTTAAAGACAATCACCCTACTTGAGGGTGGAAGGGGTTACAGCACGACTAATCCTCCTGTTGTACAAGTACAATCACCCACTAAAACTGGTTCTAGTCAAGCAACAATTACAGCAACTGTTACTGGTGGTGCAGTTACTGAATTGAATATTACTAACTCTGGTTCTGGATATACTTTTACTCCTAGAATTACTTTTGTTCAACCAGGTGGTGCAAAATTAGGTACACCTGTAATTACTAATGGTCAAGTTACTTCTGTTCCTGTTATTGACGGAGGTTTTGGATATACTACTGCTCCTACGGTTTATATTGATGAACCAACAGGTGCTAACGCAATCAAGACAGCATTAAGAGCAAATCTCATTGATGGTAAGGTTACCAGCATTACAATTTTGAATGCAGGACAAGGATATACTACTACACCTAGGGTTGCTATTATCGATCCTGTAGGTGCACAGGTATTAGAAACTGTAGTTGATGGTGATGGGCGTGTTATCAGAATTGACTTACTTAATGGTGGTAGCGGATTTGATGATGTTCCCTCTGTTTACATTGTAGATAATAGAACTAACGGTGGTACTGGTGCAACTGCTGTTGCTTCTATTTTCAATGGTCAGATCACTGATATTAATATTACAAACTTTGGTAGCGGATATTCTGCTTCTAATCCTCCTGAGATTGTAATTCAAGCACCTCCTCAAGCAAAAGCATCTGCAGAGATTGGTCTGAATGAAGTTACTGGTTTCGTAGTTACTGAAGCAGGTAAAGGATACAGTAAAGCAGCATTTACTGGATGTGCAAGAGCAGCATCTGGTATTGTCAAGTATACTGAAACTGGTAATGCAGTATTCAGTAATAACACTACTGCTGCAGCAGCACCTATTGGTGCTTCAGTTAAATGTTTGGATGCACTCTTTGTTAAGAGACTTTTAGACAAATATACTGAGCAGTTCTTACCAGACGTTCCAGAACTTGACTATTCAAAGATCGATGTTCGTACAGCGATCAAAACTATTAAAGATTTTTACTCTTCAAAGGGTACTTCGTTTAGTATCGCATATCTGTTCAAGTTACTTTACGGTGAAACTGTTACAGTTACATATCCTAAAGACCAAATCATAAAGCCCTCTGCAGCAACTTGGTCTATTGATACTATTCTTCGTGCAACTCTAGTAAGTGGTAATCCTGAGAACATTAGAGATGGTTTGTTAACTCAAGAAGCATCTATTGCTGATCCTAATGTAACTAATGCAAGTGCACTGGTTGAAAACTATATTTCTATCAAAACTTCTGATGTAGAGATTTTTGAACTTGTTCTCTCTGAAGAAACTATTGTTGGGACGTTTACCGTACCATATAAGACAAAACTTGCTG